ATGAATCCGCTTTTCGACCTCCGAAAGCCGGTTTGTAAGCTTTTTCGTAGTAGATTCAGCATATTTTTGATCAATAGCTATGCCTCTACGCTCCATATTGAGTAAAACCTTCGTTAGTTCAATCTGAGTGCGAAAAACATTCTCTTGCTCACTATTTTTGATCTTTTCTAGCGAGTCTTCGTACACCTTAAGTGTCCAATAAGCATCTTTAATACAATATGGACCTAAAATCTCCGGAGGACACAAAGAAAAGTCTTTATTCCACCGGTTTTTGACTAAAACTTGCTTAGTTTCCTTATCGTAAGCTGCTTCTGACGCTCCAAAGCGGCGTGTTATGGTATCTGTAAGAGATAAGGAATCCACAATGCTTGATTCAGTAAGCCTAACCATAACTAGAACATCTATCAGGTCTTTATCATCTACCTTGAGGCCGTCTTTCTCCAAAAAGGGGACATCAAACTTCAAGTTGTACGCAACAATCCGTTTTATCTTATTCATTTCATCCATAAGTATGGGAAGAAAAGCTGAATCTAGATTACCCCCAAGGGTTTGGTGTCTGAACGGAAAGTAAAAAGCGTTATCTGGAACTGCAATACCTATACCACAAAGCTGGTTATAGGAGTATGGGTCTAGTCCATTAGTCTCACAGTCAATTACCCATTGGTCCTGCTTTGAAAGCGTCTCAATAGCTGAATTAAATTGTGATTCTGATAGAACTAACACCCATATCTCCTATAACAGTGCTTAGAAGGGTAGCTTTTCGTCCCAGCCATCTTCGTCGTCATCTAGAGAAATGCTAGATGTCGGGACTGTTTCCTGATTAGGCTCGGAAGGTGTGTCGGAGTAGACATCCAACATGTAATCCTTGATACTAGGGAGGTCATTAACCTCTGAGTACTTACTTTCGGAAATTTCATCTTCCTTAGGAGTAGCAGTTATCGTGTAGGTTGTGTCCAACCCTGCTCCTTGCCGTCTAATACGGACGACACCCTTGTTCAAAGTACCCCAATCGTTATAAACATCTACCAACTGGTTCCACAAAGCGTTACTGCGACCCATAGACAGAGCGATAACTCGGAAATCATTAATTTCTTCCTTATACACTGTCTTTCCTGAAGGACCAGTAACTGCTTCCCAACGATCATTGTTGTTTGGGTTAGAACCGTGGAATACCTCGATTACATACGCCCAAAAAGCAAATCGGTGTGAAGCCCGTGTTCCCTCAGGGATTTTTCCCATCGGACCATTAGGTCCTTCCAAGACACTCCTAAAAGAGCCGCCGTCTTGAAAAGTATACATCCAGAATTCATCTAGGTACGGGTCGTTGTCTTCTCCAGTTGCTACTGGAATTAGAAACGCCTGATCACCATCTCGGAAATACAACTCCCTACGATTGGAAGATGTTCCCCGTTCTGAAGATGTACGGGTGCTACGTTCATTAATTGCACGAATACCGGGCATAATAATCTCCTACCAAAAACTTCTATCTTCTACTATCTGGGTTACGACATCCTTTTGACGAACCTCTTGAATATCTTTATACCCAGATGGTAATTCAATATGTGATACTTTAATGTATTGTCCGAGTGATGTCAAGGCTCTTTCCATACCAATTTGTCCAGCTTCATCAGAATCTAGACAAAGTGCTATCTCACCTACAGGTAACTCCTGTAAAAGTTCTACCTGTTTTTTAGAGATAGACATTCCTAGGATGGACACCGCAGGATAACCCAGTTGCGTAAACCACATAGCATCCAACGGACCTTCTACAACACACAATAGTGGGCAATCCTTTATGAGGTGCCCACCAAACAATACCTTAGATTTTTTAAACTCGTTCGGGTACAGATACTTCGGAAACCCCTGCTCCCTACGAACTGCCCAGCCTACCATACGTTGCTGTAAGTCATAGATTGGTATAGCCAATCCGTTCTCAGCAGTTATACCGGCATTCCAATGCTTTAGTGTACGTTTTGTGAAGCCTCTATCGAAAATCCACGATGGTACGTAACTTTGGTTGTAAGGAAATTCAACTTCCGGGAGTGTGTCAGAAACGGGTACAAAGTCATCAAACAAGTTAATGTTTACTGTTACTTCGTTATCCCCTATAAGTTTAGCTAGTTCTTTCTCAGATATATCTAAATACCTAAGTAAGAATCCTTTTAAACTCCCCTGACCACACCCCCGAAAGCAAATCCACACACCTTTACGAGTGTTAATCGAGCATGAGTTATGACTGTCAGCATGAAAAGGACACAATAAAGTGAATTGTTCTTCACCTAGAGGAACAGAGACACCAGATGCCTCTAATACTGCTGACCAATCAATCACTTTGCTTTTGCCTTGCGATCTGCTTTATTTGCTCGAACAAAGAGAACAACTTCGTTCTCATACCCGTAAGCATCCTTAATCTTACCTCGCTGGATATCTCCAACGGTGATAGTCATAACGGACTTACTTGGTCCTTTGCTTTTAGCTTCTTTGACCACAACGTCTTCCTTATTAGGCCTTAGCCATGTAAGTAAACTCATTCTAATCTCCTATAATCCTATGTCGAACTCTTCAATTTGACCAGAGTCAACTTTCCACGTAAAGGTGCAGTTATCGACCGAGAGGTCACCATCACGATACTTCTGGAATTGCACTTCTCGCTGATCGTCGAAATCTTCGACCATACACATTGAGAGTGCTACATCCGAAGCTCGTATTAGAGCGTCCCCAAATGCGACCTGATCTGACCGGGGAGGAGAGAACATATTTGCCCCTGCATCCCTAGTAGCTTGTGTTGATACCATAATGGAAGTATTTTGAGCCAGAGCGTAATTCTTTAGACCGTAGAACAAGCTGTGGCTTTGTTCCCACGCAGCCTTCCTAGAATCCGAAGTGGATATCAAATATACTCCATCTATCACCGTAATGTCGGGAGAGTATTTACGGATTAGGCTAGCAATACTGCCTAATGAAATGCTGTCCTCTCCATTAATGTGATCACATATCAGAAGTCGTTTGGTATTAGACTTCTGCAAAAAATCTTTATACTGCGCCTCGTCGATAGGTTGACCTGTACGCAAAGCTCTATGAGAAAGTTTGTATCCCATCATCTGAGCAAGAACTACATCTAAACGCATTTCAATAGATCGTTTAGACATCTCAGTAGACACTAATAGAGTTCTATGTCCTTCCAAGATCGCTGTAGCCGCTGTCTTAATGCATAGCCATGTCTTTCCTACCGTAGGTCTAGCAAAAGCAGAGATAAGGTCTCCGGGTTGCCAACCCATGCCTGTAGAATTAATCGCTTTGAACGGAGTCTTTATACCGATTAATCCGTCACCCATCTGTCTTTTCTTACTGCGTTCCTGCCACTCATCGAATCGAGTCATGTCGCCGGAATCGTAATGGAAAACATCCTCATCATACACCACTTCAATATCTTGAAGCTGGTTAGTGATGTTAGCAAGAGCCGCTTTAGGGTTATCGGAAAGCGTAGTTTTATTCTGGCTAAAAGTGTTTACTATCTCACGGAATAGAATTTGTTTACGAAATTCATCTTGAGCGTAATCAAAGCTTACGGTACCCGCATCCTTACGAAGTTTAGGGTACTTCTCTATAAGTACACTAGTCTCAGGAAATTCTTGGTATTGGTCATGGTATTCGTTTATGAATTTTACTGCGTCCCCATGTACCGCAAAATTCCTAAGGGGATACCTAAATCGCTTGTAGTTCTTACTGTCAGTTAGACCTAAAACTAATGCGGATTCAATAAAGTTAAAGTTGGTGCTATCCATAGAACTCCTACTTTGCTGACGGATAAAGAACACGACCTACATCGTTACATACATATAAGCGTACCAAGTCCGAAGTATGGTCGTCAACTAATGCTTTAGCATCTTTGTACGAAGCGTAATCCCCATAATCCCAAAGTTTACGCATTTCAAAACCCAATACTTTGAATTTGCCTTCAGGTGCTCGCCTTAAAGACAAATTAGAATAGCTTATCTGTTTTGGCTTTTGGTTTTCCATTTTTATTCCCCTCTAACAACATAACCAGTTCTTTGTATCGGGCTTTGTCCGATGCTTTAGGGAACCATTTGGTTTCTATCCGGACTAATTCCCGCCAAAGTACTTTATCAGAGGGCTTTGTGGATGTCAATACCTTCCAGTATAAATCTGGACGTTTACAATCAGGTAGATAGTAGGACAAAGCTGATAACGTAAACATTACCCTAGCTTTTTCTCCGTTTTGTTTCAGGGAGTCATACAGCGCAGCTAACACATTGAAGTACCCATGCGTATCAATTGCTTTTTTCAAAGCACTGATTTCTCGACCTATGAAGGTCTGAACTTCATATTCTTTGCCTGTTTCTTTTGCGTATAAAAGAGCAAATGCAGAAAAGGCAGTATTAGCATTTAAGTTAGAAGGAGATTTTCTCGCCATAGTAGGTATTAATCTTTTCTTTTACCTTTGCCGCTATTTTATGCGGCATAGATAACTGTAATTTTTTACTTATTTCAGTATTAGTATACCCCATTAAACGTAAATTAATAAAAGCTAACTCAGTTCTAGTGAAATCTATATATTCTAGGTTGTGTATTGTATTAAAGTCTTCTAATACGGAAATCTTTTCTTCGATACGGTCTTTGAGATCAAACCCGTTTTGGTTTTCAACCTCTAAAGGAACTACATAAAAGTTACGCTTACTTTTTTGGGTAGCTTTAAAAAGTAAGGTGCGGATTGTATTAACCATACTAGTATGTAGATATGTATGGAATTTTACCTGCCGTGTGTCATCATACTTTGCCGCTGCTTTACATATTGCCAAACGCAGCTCCTGAGCCAAATCGTCTCTGTCTAAACCGTTTATAATGACCGACGAAGCCATTTTTTGGACTTTTGGCTCCCACTGTACAATCAGTTCATTATTTATTTGCACTATGAAAGCTCCTATACTGTTTATAACAATCTCTACTACAATAGGTGTTTTTCTTGCCTTCTCTTATTCGTGCTTCTTGAACAACACGTCTCCGGTAAAAGGGGGAACGACACCACTCGCATATAAGTTTAACATACTTTAGTTGGAACATGCAAGCCCCATCATGGGCGGCGTTATTTTTTATGTTGCGGACGGGGAATACCATTTTACCGCAAATTTTACACCACTTACGAACCCGCTTCCTTTTTTTGGGTTTAGGAGTCCGAACTGACGCAGTAGGCAAACCATTTCGTTTTAAAACACCCCAAACGTTCTCTCTTGTGCTACCTATCTTATCCGCAATTTCTTGCAGGGTCATCTCTGGAAATTTTGTCCTTAACCGTTTAGCACGTTTACTTTTTTTCACTAGAATTCATCTATAGATGCTTGTGCTCGTTCGTAGGCTTTTACGTTACCGGTTTCTAAAGCTTTCCACTTAGCTGCTAATTTGGTAGCATCAACCGTTCCTTCATCGTCTCTAATAATAAATGAAGATGCGGCAAGAATCCTTTCCCATTGAGCATCTGTAAATGATACGGTTACATCTGGCATTAGTTGTTCTCCTTTAGTTCTTTAACTTCTTTACGTAATTTTGTAACTTCATGTAACAACATAACTGATAGACTATGATATTTTACTGATTCTGGTTTACCTTCTTTATCGTAATTAACTAGTTCTGGAAAAACTTCATCGACTTCTTCGGCAACCAAACCTATATCTGGAGCATTGTTTAGTTTATAATCATAACTTACAGGTCTTAAAATATCAAGTTTTGAAGAATCAAACACTAGGTTTTTTACATTTTCTTTATATTGTATTGAACTAGATTTTTTAGCTATCTGCCCTGATGCTGTTACAATTAAATCTGTACCTGTTGTGGATGCTGAGTTAGAAAAGAATATTGTATAACCATAAAATTTATCAACTTCATAACTAGACGAGCCTATGTCATACCCCGCACCCCCCGAACCATCCGTTGCGGGTACTAGATCACCGCCTGTACCTATTGACCATCTAGCAGTACCAGCAGTAGAAAACGCTAAAATGTTTGTGCCACCTGAGTACATCCCAGTATAAGTATCTGGCAAAAACGAGAAGGTAGGTGAAGAAGCTGACCCACTAGCCGAACGAATATTATTTCCTATGGTTGCTCTATTAGTTCCGACACCATCGTATGTATATAGGACACCTCCCACCATCTCTATACGCCCTTGCAGACTGCCCGTACCAGTAAAGTATAGGGTTGGGGTACCACTAGAATCGATTATTTCTATATTTCCCTGAGTAACAAAACCAGCGTCGGCTGAGTAACCGATACCTACACCAAAATTTGCTGCTTGGTAAAGGGTGGGAGGACTAGCCCCATTGTGAGCATATACACCTAATGTAGATTTACTATAAGCATATGATGCTTGTAAATGCCCATAGTTAGTACCACTTGTGTCTGTAAACTTTAAGTTAGTGCCCCGACTATATGGGCTATTTATTATTTCTAACCCACTACTAGTTATTTCTACTCTAGCACCACTTGAGGCTGTTCTAATTGTATTAGATACAGTTAGGGTTGCTTCTAACTTACCTGCTGTAACTGCGTTAGCTTGGATTTTACCTGCTGTAACTGCGTTAGCTTGGATTTTATCTGCTGTAACTGCGTTCGCTGTTAAAGCGGTAGCTGAAATTATAGGAGTTTTTGTATTTATGGGTAGTATAGTTGGTGTAGCCTGATCTGAACTATTACTAATTCCTGCTATAGCTAGAAGAATTTTATTTGAACCGATAGCTGCTGAACCAGTTGTAGTAGCTGAAACAGTACCTGAGGTGGTATCAACATAAAAATACTGATTAGAGTTATCTGCTAAACCGAGTCCTCCATTATCATGAGTCGTTGGGCCTGTAACTGATAAGGTTGTTCCGTCAGCATAATTTAACGTACCACTGCTGTTTGTAACCTGATTATAACTTGTCCCTGTTCCTCCAGACCAAGTAACATCCGTAGTGAATGGTTTTGCTCCATCAGCGAATAAGTCTACCCCTAGATTACCAGTAAATATCGTTGAATCACCAAGATCGTACTGTGGATTCTGTGTAGTTCCGGCAAAGAACTCCCACTGAGCTTGGCTATCCCCAGCTTTAATTCGAGCAACTTTAACTGCTTTCTGTGGTAGATTTGCTAGAGAGGATGCTACTGAGAAAATAGTATCATCGCCACCGTCATCACTAGATAACCAATAAACGATGCTCCAAGATGAAGTACTTAAACTACCTTGGTTACCTGCATCAATAGGATATTCGTCAGCTCCTACATATAAATTCCCCGCAGCCCAGTTAACTTGGTTTGTCCCAGTGTTAGAAAACACACAGGTAGTTCTGATCGGTTTTGTTGAACTAGGAATGTTATTGGGTGAGTAAGTTGTACCCGTTTGTGTTGGGTTTGGGGTATCTGAATAAATTGCTGCTGTATTGTTGATAACTATATTCATAGCAGTCGTTTGTACACCGACACCTTCAGAATAATCAAGGTCTAGTACAACCCCAGTTCCTGAAATATTAGCAAACGTGTTAGTGACATTCACCCTAAATCCGGGGCGAATTGGGACAAAGATGAGACACTTATCATCAGAACTCCATGAGGTTGTACTATTACCAGAATCATATAATTGAACAGTAATTGTATCGGGAGATGTCGTAACGTTTGATATATAACCATAGTTACCTGTTTCTACACCTGCTGATGTTACTTGTCTAACAAGCATCCCTTTACGTACCGCTCGGTCCAACACGTTAATTGGTAGTGTAAGTACATTAGTGCTTGTATTAATACTACTGGGGTCAACTGTTATTCTAGCCATTGGGTATTCAGGAATTTGTATATATCCCCTAATAGGTTTGGTGGATTCAGTCTTTTTCGTAAAGTGGGCAGCAAGTGCTCGCCTTATATCATCGGGCGCTTCTACAGCGTCATAATTAAGGTCTTTAATCCTTGTGTGTTCTATTGTCGTAGACCCAGAAGAATCAACATAGAATTGATCTATTGCTGTAGATGTGGGGGTAGAAGCTGATATATACAAAGAAGTATCATATGTTCCGCTTAGACTAGTTCCCAATATTTCATGAACAGCTATATCATCGTTTATAGTTACTAGTGCAACTCCACTGCCACTAGCCGTTACGTTATCAATATATATTAATTTCCCAACAGAGGTATAACCACCACTTGTTGCTCTACGCCATAAATCAGGAGATTTCTCGATACTCTCTCCTTCGAGTAACGTGCCAAAATCTAGATCGTTCCCCGAACCATCAGAAATAGCACTCACATTTAATTTAATTACAGTGACTGTATCTTGTGTACCATCGTCTTTTGAATACGTAAGTAAAACATGAGTAATAATGTCAGTATATTGCTTAGAGAAATCGAATTCCGAAAATGTATTAGTAGTTGTAGTGTAGCTATTGGATGAATCTCCGTCGGAAGCAGCACCTTTATATGTAATATTGTAGTGATTAGCGGGAGATATCGCTGGCATAGTCTCTCGCTTGAAGTAGTTAAATGTGGGTTTCGCATTAGCGTGAGTGGTTGCCGCATCAGCACTGGTAAAGCCAGAGTCCACAAAGTAGTTGTAACCGAAATCCGTATCGGGTACTGTATTTGAAGTACTTGAGCTGTGCGGGTCTTTAGCAGCTAATTTGTAAATTGCCGCTAAAGCTGACGAATTACCTGAAGAAAAGTCGGGACTCTCCGCTGTAGAAGATGCAGAAGTATTGAACTTTTGGGTATCTGCTACGGAAATATTACTGCTTACTAAGGTGCCCGGACTGCTACCTACACGAGTATTGTATGAAAAATTATTAATTATTTTAGTGATAGCGTCAGAAACAGTGGATGTAGACGTTAAGTTAGCCGCTTGTCCTTGCAGGAAATTTTCACGTAACTCCTGTAAAGCATCAAAGGCAGTGATGTTTATTAGAGACCCATAAGACATATCTTGCTTTACTTCTTCTCTATACACCCGCCCATAAAAGATTATAGCTTTAGTGTAAGACTCAACTAATCGTATACGGTCAAATTCTTCTAGGTACGCACCATAAGTTTGCTCTACATAGCCTCTTACGGCTGAAGTTGTAACAGGACGGTTCATAAGAGAAAACCTAGCCATTACAGGATGCCCTAACTTTTCTTTTATCTGGAGATTAATAAGCGCATTTTTATTCCCAGACGAGCTACTGTAAACAGGCACCCAAGCAGACCCATTCCAGACCTCAAGGATAATCTTACTTCTCTTTGGCATATCTTATTCGTTCCTTTTGGCTGCTACAAACACTAAGTTGTACGAATACCTATCCTCAGTCGCTGGAGCCATTATGAAGGTAGCTGATTGAGGAGCAACTTTATAAAAATTAAAATCCGAACCGTCTGGGTCAATAATGATTAAGCTGAGGTCTTTATCAGCCTCGTGGAAAACTTCATCTGTAAAAAAATCTTCTAATTCATTTTTGGTGGGGACTGTGTATGTAGCGGCAAACCCTAACGAGCTAGCGGTTGTACCGCTACCAGTAGTATCTGTGCCTCTAACTACTTGAGTACCCTCAAGAACAACGCTATCCCCATACGCTGTCTCGTTATCTATTAGACCCCCCATACTAATGTTTGGACGGTACATGCCCAAATCAATAAGAAGTGGGGAAGTTTCCGGTAAGGGTACTTGAATGGGAGTTTTGCTATAAGAAATAGTTAAACTGTCTACTTTTAAGGCATAGCTTACAGTACCGCTGGATGCCCCATTGGTTAGTAACACACTGTACGCCATTACATTCCCCCAGTATACATGCTAGTATCAGTATTTAGCGTTGCTGATGCATAATTCTTTTGTTTATCGTTGGTAACCGTAGCCATACTTTCAGAAGGACCTCCGCTATCAATCTTTACCTCTAAACTCGCATCAAATCCCGTTATATTTCTTAGAAACTCCTCCGTTAGACCACCCGTAACAGCACCAGCTACTATTGCCCCCGGACCTATAAAAGGAGCGCTAAGCACCCCTGCCCCAGCACCAACCCCATAAGATACACCTTTAATTCCAAGTAATTGTAGTCCCTTATTCCAGCCATGTTCTTGTACCACTCGGCCAACCTCAAATGCATCTAGACCTATACCGGCAGGAACTGCGACTTTTTTAAGAAGCTTTCCACCAAATTTAGTAATTGGATTTTTACCAATCTTACCTAAAGTTTCAAAAAATTCCGGTCTAATGGGACTCTGTAAACCCGTGGAAAACTTAATCGGACTCCTAAGAGGGCTTTTCGCTAGATTTAGAGCGCCTTGAGCAAAATTTCCAGTAAAAGACGCTACCTTACCTACTCCTTTACCAAAAGACTTTACGCCATCTCCTGCTTTTTCTAAGGTAACCCTAGTGAACAAGCCTATTCCTTTACTAAAAGACTTTACGCTATCTGCTGCTCCTTTAAAAGCGGAACTTACTTGGGGGGGAATGATCGGAAGTCTTCTAGTGACGGCTCCCACTGGGGAAGGAATTTTATTAAACATAGCTGATGCTGACTTTACAGCTTCAATTCTTACCTTGGAAACACCTTCGTCTATTTTAGAAAGTCCTCGTGCAGTAAGAGTTTCTAGACGTTTTACTCCTGCCGCTGTACCCTTTATCCCCTCCTGAGCTACAACTGCGTAGGCAGCGCTTGGACCTTCGCTCACCTTGTCTAAAGCATTCACAGCTTTCTGAGCGAGACTACTGCTACCATTGCTACCGGAGCTATCGTTGGATTCTTCTCTCTCATCAGACGTTTTCAAACCTAACGCTTTTCTTACCCAATTAGGTAGAATTTCAATAAAAGCATCCGCTAACTCTTGGGCTACGTCTTTTATTACAGTACTGAAATATGCTGCTATCCCTAACTCTTCAACTTTAGCAAGTTCCCCGCTAAGGAAATTAGCGATACGTTCTGAATACTCTAATAACTTAGGGAAGTTGTTTTTTAGGAACTTAGCTAAGAAGGGAAGGAGCGGAGCCAGAGCTACATCTAATACCGCTCCAAGTACTTGGAATATACTGCTTACAATACCTGTAAATACCTGTGATTGTTTCAGCAGATTGGCTAGCGAGACTTGAATACCCAGCGTTTTGAACGCAGATGTTATACCCCCCTTAACAGAATCACTCAATTCTTTGTTGGGTTTAGATGACTTAGGTGGCTTAGGGGGGTCAGGCTTAGGGTTATTTTCTGGTTTATTGTCATTTCCACCCGAATTTCCTTGACCAGAACTTCCTCCGGAAAGAGCATCTTCAACTATAAATCTAAAAGTTGCACCATCACCTACGGCCATTTTGTAATTCAGTCTCCCTTTCTTTAGAAGCTATCTCGATAGTTAGGAACATAGTTACTTCCTCTAGTGACAACTCTTTTATATCTGCGTAACTAAAACCCATTTGTAGTAGCATTCTTATAGACAGTAAAAAAGAAAAAAGTTGAGTTTCATATGAAGAAACTTTTAGACCTTTTAAGTATCTATTGAATCTTTTTTTATTTCTTCAGACTCGACCTCATCTATGTCCTCAGAATCGTTAGCATTTACTAAATTTTCTAAAGCTTCTCCCAGTTCAGTATTTATAGATAATAGAAAACCATCTGTTGTCTTACCCCAAGGGGCGGAGACAATTATCTCCTTCAATACCTCCCTAACATACAAAGCTCCGTCAAAATTCGAGCCGTCAGCACTAATTTTCATACATTTGGAAACTAATTGATTTCGTCTAAACCACGACAAGGGTCTCAACGTAACCTCAAATGAATCGTCTCCAATTTCTACTATTTTAGTTTCTAACTTATCGTTTGTCTGGTATTTACTTAGGTCAAAATTACTGGTAGTTCGCTTAGACTTTACTGTAGCCATACATCCTCCTTATGGATAATACGGTTCATTATCCTTAATTTCAATCGAAAGACTCTTAATTAAAATTTCTGCTGATAACTGCAATGGGTTATTTCCATCAATCTGAACTGGAGCGGCTGTTAACACAGCATTAGGAGAACCCTGTGAAGCTGTAGAATCATCTACTAATATCTTAATGTAATCATTTAAACTTCGGCTAAACTGAAGCTCTACTTTAAACCCTTTAATTCCTTGGTTTGCCCCAAGATTTCCATAATCTCCCTGTAACAGATATTCTGAAAATATAGCATCGGCTGAATCAGCAGTATATGTTCCATCTATGTCTATGGAGTCTGGAACAAGCGTAGCGGTCATACTATAAGTACGTCGCTGTTCGTGTAATTCCGAAGGTCCCCGCCGTCGGGTATCTCCCCGCTGCTCAATGTAATATCGTGGCTCAACAGCGTTATCAATGGATAATGAGAAATCCCGAACCCTTGCGATAGTTGCACCATGCATAGTTATTACACCCTGAGAGAAGTAATAAGGTTCCGTTGTAGGAAATCCTGCGTACTCAGCGGAGTCAGCAGCAGTAGCATAATCATACTCATCTTGATCTACCAAAGGAACACCTACGTAATCCAACGAAGCGTTAGTGTTGGGATCACCAGTCAAATGATATCCGGGAATACCTGTATCAGCAGAAGTCCCTGTAATTGAGGTATCGGCAGTCGAATCCCACGCATTTTTAATGTTATGAACCATTCCCATAAACGGAACTGAGTCCCAAGACATTTGAACCAAACCGCCTTCTTCAGCAGAAATTGTGGCTGATGAAACCATTCCACCGTAGTATCGCCTAATCAAGGCGTTACCATCCGTGTCTGCTGAATCCTTAAACAAAGCAGACCAGCTAATAGTGTCTAAATCAGTTGTTTCTGCAATAGTGTGGGTATATGTAGTACCCGCCGTTCCCGGTGTTCCGCCGACATGAGCTATTTGGTCAACCGTAGCTGAGGCAGCGTGTGCCAAAGTTAGAGGGTAGTTTAGATATAAAAGGCCATTTCCTCCGTCACTAGAATCAACAGCAATAACTTGCCTAATTTCAGTGTTCCCCGATGTATCATCAATAGATACTAACTGTCCTTCTAATATGTCCGCCAGAGGGTCCCCGGACTGAGTGCTTGCAACATCAATTACAGTATCTCCTTTTTTAGAAGCCGAAGACAGTGTTGTATCTAAACCGCTGGGAGTTGCACTAGAAACAGTTGAGACCTTACCGATAGGGAATCGTAAAGGCCAGCCATTTAAAAGTGTTATCCCTGTCAAAGACCCGTCATATGACTGAGACCCACGGTATGCATGGGTAAAGTTTCGGTTAGAGTCAGTACCTAGGAAGTAGGTAGGCTCGATTGTGTTAACTGGTTCAGGAAGAGTAACCGTGTCGTATACGCCGGGAAGCCATGTAACTGCGGGAAAAACACCGTCTCCGACTGTTTCTGCTGCACCCCCAGAGTAGTCAACTGGTAAGGATGTTCTTTCTTCAACATCTGCACCGGCTGCGTGGTAAAAAGCAGTGGGTCGATCTAGGTAGAGGTCTGAACCACTTATAAACTCGATTCTACGAATTTCTTGTGTAGCTGCATTAGCTGCTGATGGGGCATCATCTCCAATAATGATAAAATCCCCTACTATTAAACCCGAAGTAGAAGAAACTGTGATTTTTTTAGACCCTGCATCGGCGGCTGAACTCAGTGAAGCAGTTCCTGTTCCGTTTATGCCATATATAGGCTCTGGATATCCCCCCTGAGCGGCTTCCGCAGCGAAAGTAAGTTGTGAACGATCAGACCTATATGTTGCCATTTATATCTCCCTAAATAAACTAGCTAGTTGTTATATTATACTAAAATTATGTTGTTTCTAGTAATACAGCGTTATTAACCAATCGAATTTGAGCTACCCCTAACCAAATATTAGCTTGTTCTTGCGTTTGCTCTGTAAACGATAAATACTGAACTCTCTGAAAATTTGTCATTGAATGTATCCTAGCGTGACAAATTTTTCTTACTTCTCTTAATAAGTTGTATAAATTTAATCTGCTTTGTCGGGTATAAACTTCCAGTTCTACGTTGTATGTTCTATTCCCGTACTTCCAGTTCCCTATAGGTTCTTCCAGAAATGCAGGATTACCCGCTCGACCTAAGACATAATCTGCCTGATTTAAGTCAATACGCAAACTTTGTGTAGCTGTACCGCTGTTATTTATCTCAACAATTCTAGGTTCAGCTACATTTGAGCTATCCCACTGAACTCTTAGCTCATCAAGAAAATCTGTAACAGGTATCGGGTCATTTGCCATTAAAACGTCTCAAATGCTCGAAGCATCTCTAAACCATCGTCAATTTCTCGACGGTATTGATCAATTTTTTGCGCCACCGCCACTCTATCAGCACCGCCAACAGCTACCTCACCAAAATCTGAGTTCCTGAGAATCTCACTAGTGACTAATTTCTTCGTTAATTCAGTAACTAATGCACCTTCTCGGAAGTCTCTGTTCACATCAAAGCCGTAAATGTAGTCAATTCGGACCGGAGTAATAAATTCTCCTCCCCCAAACCGGGCTGTAGGTGAATTTAAGCTTGCAAAACGAGCGGGAAGGTAGAAAAACCGTGAAAAATGTAGCATTCCCGTGTCAGGTACAAAGAAATAGTCTTGATTTCGACCTTGATTCTTTTCTTCATACGATTCTCCATCCCATACAGACAAAGAAAGAATCTTTCTAGCCCCAAAACGGTCTGTTTTGAACCCAAACAGGTTAAAATTATGTTCTTCATTTAAAACTATGTTTGGTCGCCAAGATTTTCGAGTTCGGTAGTCAATTTCAGCCTGTGCCGCTTGAATATATTTCTCTACAGTGTTCTTTGAGGGTACTGTAGACGCTGTGAAGTCCGTTCCAGCAGTTGTAACGCCAGTGCTGGCGTTGTATGTGCTAAGAACATTACCCAACTGCATGAAGTCAAACACATCTGCGGTAGTACAGTAAGCGGCTCTAGGACGCATTTCTATAGATTTAACCGTTGGAGCGGTTGTAACGGAAGAAGCAGAGCTAACTCGTACCCAATAAGTACTAGTTACCGAGTTCACTGTGTCAGTAGCCCATGATGCTAACAAATTATCTGGGAATATTTCTGCTCCATCTTTGGTAAACTTATAAGGATTCCCATCAGGGTCAATTCTATCGTAAGTTGGTGAGAACTCAGTCCACGAACTACTCCCCGCTGAGTATTCCCACGTTAAATCTCCTAAGCTGCCTAGCCCATCCAAATCAAACAGAGCCATGTCAAACTTTTCAGTGTAACCTAAATACAGGTAACTAGAAGTAGTACCTAAAACAGTAAAGGAGGTACCCGCACGAGTGCGAGCCTCCTTAGTTCGATCATTGTAACTTGACCCGTCGTAGTCAAATACGGTAGAAAATGATTGACTAGCGGTAGTTGCCATTAAGTCTCCTTGTCATCAACTTCAGAGTCTGTGGTAGCTTCAGTAGGAGAATCCTCTGTTTTTCCTCTCAAATACATGGCTACACCATTTAGGTTTTGAATTTGTTGGACTATTTCCTGTCTTTGTGCATCTAACTGCTGAAGGTTAGCTACCAGTGCTTCTACTTTTTCTGTTACTGCTTTTAAATCTGAATTAATATCTATTTCTGCCATACCTGCTTCTCCTTCAAGAACTAAAGCTTTGTTCTTACCATTATACTATTATACTTGCTAA